GTTTCCCAGTCACGATCGGGGGATGAGATAGAAGGAGACTATTGGGTCTTTCAGGAGAAAACGATGACTCAGTAATACTCACAAAAAGTTTACTAGGAGAGTAATATGTCCGGTATGGAAGTATCACGAATAATCAATAAATCAAATAGATTGTTTAGTTCTGCTGAACGTGTTAATAATGAGATATTATGGGACGAACTTGCAGAATTTACAATGAACAATCAGCACAAGTTCTTTAGACAACCGGCATCTTCATTTACTGATATATCTACATTTGCTTCCACTAATGCAGGTACAAAGAAGACTAGAAGATTATTTGACTCTACAGCTATACAAGCAGTACATGACTTAGCTGCAGCATTTCAGGGATTATTAACTAACCCTGCCACAGTGTGGTCTAGGTTAAGGTTTAAAGATGATGCGTTAAATAATAACGAAGAAGCAGTGATGTGGCTAGAAGATGTTAATAGGATAATACACGAATCGTTCAACACTTCTAACTTTAATGTAGAGATAGGTAAGGCATACCAGAATTTCGTATCATTGGCTAACATGATAATGTTGCATGAGGCCAAAGAAGACGACAATGGCAACTTTGATGGATATAGATTCACATCTATGCATATGGGACAGATATCCTGGGAAGAGAATAAAGACGGACTAGTAGACTCGGTATATATCAAGTTTCAAATGACAGCTAGACAAGCCATAGAAAAGTGGGGAGATGCAGTATCTCATGAAATTAGAGAAGCTGTGGAGAATGACCCTGATAAGCACTTTGACTTTCTACAAGCTGTGTTCCCAAGAGATAAGAAAGATATTAAGCTAAATGCAGTAGGACTGGCTCCAGGTAAGCATAGACCATTTGCTAATGTGTTTATAGACATGAACTCTAGTAGAATGCTAGAAGAAGGTGGATATTACGAGTTCCCATTCTACATAGCCAGATGGAGTCTATTGCCAAGTGAGAGATACGGCAGAGGACCTGGACACATAGCGTTACCAGAGATTCGTTCACTGAATAGGCTAAAGAGAAGAGCATTAGAAGCTATAGACTTGCAAGTAAGGCCACACTGGTTTGTCAATCAAAGAGATGTATTCGGTTCACTAGACATGAGACCAGGTGCTATATCTGTAGTTAGGAACCATGAGGGTATAAGAGAGCATGTGACACAGGCTAGAAATGATGTGATGCAATTCAGCTCTCAAGAAATGCAAGAGAATATAAAAAGAATGTACTTCCTAGACAAGCTACAGCCGTTAGCTACTCTAGAGAAGAAAGAACGTATGTCTCAGTTTGAGGTTGTAAAGAGACTAGAAGAAATGCAGGCCGTATTAGGACCTGTGTTAGCTAGACTTAATAACGAGCTATTACAGCCATTAATAGTACGTTCATTTAAAATACTATTAAGGTCAGGCACATTACCTGAATTACCTGGAATACTGGCAGAGCAAGGAGTTGACGTAGACATAGTGTTCGTTAACCAATTAGCCAGAGCTCAACAGGTACAAGATATAACAACTATACAACAATGGATAAATGATTTAGCATTATTAGCACAAGCTAAACCAGAAGTATTGGATAATATAGATGCAGATGGTGTGGCTAAACATACAGCTAAGATTCTAGGTGTACCAGAAGAAGCTGTTGCTAATGATGATGTAGTTGCGCAGATTAGGCAACAAAGAGCCGAAGCTGCACAGAGACAAGCTGCATTAGAATCTGCCAACATGGCAGCTGATACTGCGGTAAAACTAGGAAATAGTCAGGAGGAGTAGGAAATGGAAGGTAACCAAGACTTAATAAATTATCTTAAAGCACTAATAAGGATATCAAACACTGAGGATGGTAAAGTAGTATTAAGTCATCTAGAGAAATTACATGTAGTATCATCTTCTCTATGTGAGAAGCCAGAACATACTTTATATAGATTAGGACAGAAAGAGGTTATCCAAGGTCTTATAGAAGATTCTAAACGTACTGTAGAAGAAATAGATGAAATATTTGATGCCGTTCACACCAGACATGCAGGAGAGTTATAATGGAAAACGATAATGTATTAGGAAACGTTACAGAAGAAATCAAGCAAGAACATGTAGAAGCTACTAAAGAAGCTGAGGTTAAGCATGAAGAGGCAGTAGCTAGAGAACATGAAGCTGTAGAAAAGGAAGTAGGAGAGAAAGGCACCTTCCTAGACTTGTTGTCAGAGGATATTAGAGGCGAATCAAATCTTAAAGACTTTAAAGATGTCAATAGTTTAGCAAAGAGTTATTTAAATGCTCAGAAGCTAATAGGTAAATCTTTAAGAATACCTGGTGAAGATTCTTCAAAAGAAGCTAGAGAAGAGTTCTTTGCTAAGCTAAATGAATTAGATGATGTGATAGTGCGTCCTAATCCAGAAGATAAAGAAGGATTAGATAAGTACTTGCAGAAATTAGGCAGACCTGAGAAAGCAGATGACTATGTGTTTGACAAAGTGTTAGAAGGACATGAGGACTTCATAAATAAAGTACCTTCATTCCAAGAAGAATTATCGCAGGTTAAGGATGTAGCATTTGAGTTAGGTTTAAATAATGAACAGACACAAAGATATGTTCAGGAAAGAATAAATACCTTAAAAGGTATGGCAGAGCACCAAGAGCAATTGGTAGCAGATAGAAGTAAAGAACTTCGTAATATGTGGGGTGCGGACTTTGATAACAGAATACATGCTGTTAATGAATTGTTATCTACATATGAGAAGAAGTATCCTGAATATATAGCAGAATTTAAAACTGGCAATGGCGTGAACAATCCAGTTATACTAGATATGTTATCTCAATTGGCCAGAGACTTTAAAGAGAAAGGCCATCATGGTATGCAATCTACTAAAATTGGAATGTCTGCAAATGAGGCCAAAGCCAAGATAGAAGCTAAGAAATTAGATAAAGGATTCATGAAAGCTTTACACGATGCCCTAGACCCAGGACATGCTAAAGCTATGAAAGAATTAGATGATCTGTATGACACAGCTTATCCAAAAGAATAAGTAGACAAGAAAATGCGGTGTTCCCTACTTATATGTAACCGTCGTGTAAGCTGCGTTAAAGCTAGAACAATGACCCCTCTTAGGATAAGTCGTTCAAAACTAGGTAATTAATTTTAATTGAGAATAGGAGAATATGTTATGGCTGCAACAGTCGATCAAGCATATATTAGTCGATTTAAAGACGCTATTCACAGCTTAGTTGAGCAACAAGAATCTAAGATGCGTCCTGCTGTGAAAGTTGAAATGGCTAAAGGTGAAAAACACTTTTTCGAAAGATTAGGTTCCTTTGAAGCTAGCGAAATTACTGCTAGACTAGAAGATACTAATCTTATAGATCCAGCACACAGTAGACGTATGGCATCTGTACGTAGGTACGATGCTTCTACATACTTAGATGATATTGATAAGTTCAAAATGCTTGTTGACCCTACCAATGACTACACAGTTAAATTGGCTAGAGGACACGCACGTAAACTTGATGATATTATCTTAGACGCTATGTTAGGTTCAGCAGCTACAGGTAAAGACGGTTCAGGCTCCGCAGCATTTGATACAACTAATCAACAAATCGCTCACGGTGCAACTGGATTTACAGTAGCTAAGTTCAACCAGGCCTTAAGAATACTAGAGTCTAACGACGTAGATATAGATAGAGTACGTCTATACTTAGCTATCGGAGCAAGAGCTGTAGAAGATTTATTAGGTGATTCATCTAATCAAATTACATCTTTTGATTTCCAAGATAGAAAAGTACTAGCAGACGGTGGATTACCATCCTTCCGTGGTGTAAACATTATTCGTATACAACGTATACCTGAAGAAACAGCTGATACTACTTTCCGTGGTCTTCTATTTACAGAAGATAACTGTAAAGTTGCTATGGCTCAAGACTTAGAAGTTAAAGTTGCTGAAAGAGCAGACAAAAACTTCGTACATCAGGTGTCCACATATATGATGTATGGTGCAGTACGTATGGAAGAAGAAACCATCGTAGATGTATTATATCAATAAGCCTATTATGTCCAGAGAGTGATAATAAAGCTCTCTCTAAATAAAGGAGAACCAAAATGGTTGAAACAGTAAAATCAGAAAACGTCACTAACGTTGAAGCTAGTCCGATTTCAGTACTAGATAGAAAACGTGGACGCGTTAAAGCAATAATTGACCAAGATGCAATTGCTACTACTTCTATTGATGGAGCAGGAGATTTAATGCTTTTTGGTCCAATTCCATCTAATGCAGTTGTTCTTGATGTTGTACATTTGAATGACGACTTAGATTCTGGTGCTGCATTGGCAGTTAACTGGGGCCTATACTACTCAGGTATTGGTGGAACTCAAAAGTTAAACGGTAACACCTCAGGAACAGTAATTGATGCAGATTGCTTCGCTTCTGCAGATACTGGTCTTCAGGCAGCTGTGAAGTCTTACACTTCTGTGAGATTCGAAGCCGATGATATCGTTGATGTTAAAAAAGAAGCATGGGAAGTAGCCGGTCTTTCAGAAGATCCAGGCGGTCTTTTCTATGTAGGTATAGCAGTGTCAACAGCAGCAGGAACTGCTGTAGCTGGTGATGTTGTTGTACGTGTAGACTATATATAGTCTATTTAAACCATGGGAATTCTTCGGAGTTCCCATTCTTAAATAGATTGGGAGATTAGAATGGCATCAAAAGTACAGATATGTAATCTAGCACTAAGTAAGTTGGGTGCAAATAGAATCACATCATTAACAGACAATACTACAGAGGCAAAACTATGTAATGTATTGTTTGATGATTTAGCAGATGAGGTTATGCTAGAAGGCTCTTGGACATCTACCATTAAAAGAGTATCACTTGCTCAGACAACTAACACACCTATATTCCAATTCGCAAATGAGTTCCAACTACCAGTGGACCCATTTTGCCTAAAGGTGTTAAATATAGATGAGATAGTGCCAGGAGATGAGCCGTATGCTATAGAGTCCGACAAGCTTTTATCAGACTCAGATAATGTTAAGATTAGATATATAGCTAGACTAACTGACACAGCCGATCGTGACTGGGAAAC